CTGAAACGAACCGCCTGTACGAAGAACTACAAGTGGATTCTAAGCAGGCTCGTCGTGAGAACGTAAAGATGGCACAAATGCAACAGATGATGCAGCAGCCAATGGGAATGCCAGGTCAAGGTTTGTCTCAAGGTCCTCAAATGCCAGGAATGGAACAACCTCAGCAGCCGCAAATGCCAGGAATGATGCCTCAACAGCCTCAACCTTTGCCTGTTTTTCCAATTAATCCTTGGGATAATAACGATATACACCTGTATGAACACGGTCTGTATATGAAGTCGCAAGAGTTTGAAACTCTTCCAAATGAAGTTAAGCAAGTCTTTATTCAACACTACATGCTCACGGAGCAGGCTATTTTAGGAGCGCAATATGGCGCAGGAGTTCCAGGTGCCGCAGACAATTCCGGCGGCGCAGAACAGCCAGGACAATTACCAGCAGGACAGCCAGCCCCAAGCCCCAATGGAGCAGTACCAGCAGGAGACGCTGGGGGAGGGGTTCCTGCGGGCTATTCCTGAACAAGACCGGAATATTGTTCAGAAGTACATTAAGGATTGGGATGGTAATGTAACTAGAAAGTTCCAATCTATCCACGAACAGTATCAACCATATAAAGAACTGGGTGATTACGAGGAACTGCGTCAAGCTATGGCGCTCAACCAGTATCTTCAAAACAACCCTGTAGACTTTTATAATCACCTTCAAGAGACGCTTGACGAAATGAGAGAACAGGGACTTATAGTGACAGAAGAACAGGAAGAACAGTTTATTCCTCAGACTGAATCTGTTCAGCAGCCTGATAGGGTTGCAGAACTTGAAGAACAGATGCAAGCTTTTTTGGAATGGCAGCAGGAACAAGTTAATTCTGCTGAAGAAGCTGAACAAATGCAGGAACTTGACAATTTGATGGATCAGATGCATACTGTTCACGGAGATTTTGACGACGACTGGGTTCTTCTACAACTCAGCCGTGGTGCTACACCAGAACAAGCAATCGAAGGTTGGAACTCTCTACTCCAATCAAAGGTCGGCAGCTTTCAAACTCGCAAGCCCATCCCAAATGTTATGGGAGGGAACGGGGCGGTTTCAGGGAGCCAGGCAGACTTTGGAAAGATGAGTCGTGACGAGCGTATTGCGTTCATTACTCAATCAATTCAAGCAGCCAACTCATGAAAGGACTGACCTAAATGGTCGCTACACTCACAAGCGCACTCGGGATCTTGAAAGAGGTTTATGAGGGCGATATTAATAACCAGCTGAATGAGGAAAAGGTCCTCATGAAGCGAATTGAAAGCTCCACTTCTGGAGTTTTTGAGAACGCTGGTGGCAAGTACGTGGTATTCCCTGTACGGACTTCACGCAACCAGGGTATTTCGTACCGTGCAGAAAACACACAGTTGGCTCCTGCGGGTCAGCAAGGTTACGCTTCGACTCAGGAAATGCTGAAGTACGGCTACGGTCGACTTCGTTTGACTGGTCAGTTGATGGAACTTGCTGATACAAACGCACAGGCTTTTGCCAACGCTGCGGACGCTGAAATGTCTGGTCTTAAGGAAGATGTGGTTAAGGACTCCAACCGAATTGCTTGGGGCGCTTATCAGGGAGCTGTAAACGTTACTGGCGTTATTTCTCGTGCAACTGCTGGCTCGGCAACTTCTACAGTTTCTGCCCCAACATTTGGTTCGATTCAGCCTGGAATGATTGTTGATATCGTTGATAACACTGGAACACTTGTTGCTGGTGGCGGTAGCTTGACAGTTCTTTCAGCCGCTCCGTACTCAAGCAGCTTTACTGTTTCAGCGGCAGTTACAACTGTTACTGGCAACAACATCGTTCGTGTTGGTGATGCAAACCGTGAGCCAAATGGTATCCTCGGCTTGGTTAATAACACTGGAACGATCCATAACATTAACTCGGCTACGGCTGGTAATGAATACTGGCGTTCAACAGTTGATTCCACGACAACGACACTTACAGAAGCAGCTATGATTGCTGCATGTGACAACATTCGCCGTGCAGGTGGAAAGCGTCCAACAGCTATCTTTGCTTCACTTGGAGTTCGTCGGGCTTACTTTAACCTCATGACTTCTCTTCGTCGCTATAATGAGCCGAAGGAATTCAGTGGTGGTTTGATTGGCTTGGCTTTCAACTACGAACGGGAACTGCCTGTTGTCTCTGACGTTGACGCGCCAGATAAGACGATGGTTTTCCTTTGTGAGCCAGAAATTAAGGAGTACAGGACTAAGCCCTGGTACTTTGCAGCCAACGATGGTTCTATCTTCAAGTACGTCGCGGACTACGATGCTTGGGAAGTTCTTCTTAAGCAGTATTGGCAGCTTGTTACGCACCAGCGTAACTCACATGCCGTGATGAACAACATCACCGAAGGCTAATCTTCTGGGGAGAGTGTAGGTTCGAGTTGCCACTTGACTACACTCTCCCCTCCTTTCTTTAAGGAGAATTACCTTGTTAGAACATTTCAACGCACGTCGAGCTTCTGTTATTACACCAAGTGATTCAGCTAATCTCACTAATGGCGCTTTTGCTCTATGGGTTGGCGGTGCGGGTAACGTTAATCTAGTTACTTCCGGCGGCGACACAGTTCTTATTAGCGGAATTCCTGCTGGAACGTATCTTAATATCCAGACAAGTCGAGTTCTTGCTACAAATACAACAGCTACTTTGATTGTCGGACTTTCGTAAATGGCTGCTGGTCTTGCATTAGGACAACCCTTTAGTAGAAGTGTCGCTGGTGGAGGTGCAGCACCTCCTCCTTTTGATCCTACTCAAATTGCTGGACTTCAAGCTTGGTACGATACATCAGATAACTCTACTTATACTTTTTCTTCTGGTTCTTCAGTTTCTCAGCATAGAGATAAGTCTGGTCAACTTCATCATCAAAATCAAAACACTGTAGCAAGTCAGCCTTTTCGTGATGGTGTTAGAAATGGACTTCCTACTAATCGTTACCTTGGTGGACGTCACACACGTTATCTAGGTACTACTAACATAAATGTGGGTGCTTGTACCATTTTTATGGTTATGGTTCAAGGTACTGATGCAAACTACCTAGGTATTATGAGCATTCATGCAACGGGTACTCAGGCTGAAGGTGCTGATAACGCTTCCCTTCTTATTCAAACGGCTCTTAATACTGATTATGTAAATGTAAGTAGAATGAGTAGCAGTGCTAACATTCTAGGATCTGGGGCTTTTCCCTATGGTCTATATAGCTGTATGTTTAGAGTTGATGGATCTACAGATGCTTGGAAAGACAGTGTTAAAACTCCTGGTACTGTTCCACAGGCTACTACTTATGGAGCGGCTGACGGTGGCATTATACTAGGAGAGAGACTTTATCTTGGAGCACTTTCTGGTTCTCCTTATAATGGAGAGTTAGCAGAAATTGTTATTTATAATACTGAACTATCTGCTATTAACTTTGCTAAGGTAGAACTTTACCTTCGTACTAAGTGGGCAACTCCCCCTCCCCCTCCACCTCCAACTCTTACTTCTCTTACTCCAAACAACTGTATTGTAAACGTAGCTACCACAGTTACTCTTACTGGAACAAACTTCCTTCCAACATCAGTTGCCTACGCTGACACAACTGCGCTTACAACTACGTATGTTTCAGCTACAAGTCTAACTGCCTCCTTTACTCCTACTGTTGTAGCAACTTCACAATTTACTGTTCGTAATGGTGTTGATATTTCAAACCAAGTTCCCTTTACTACCAACGCTACTCCTCCGTTTGCTCCTACGGATATCCCGAACCTTAAGGGTTGGTGGGATTCAAATGATGCCAGTAGTTTTGTTTATTCTAGTGGAACAGAAGTAAGTCAATGGAGTGATAAATCTGGATTTGGTTGGCATATGACTCAGTCTACTGTTGGACTTCAACCTTCTCGTAGTGGAACTGAGAACTCTAAGCCTACAATTGTTTATGACTCAAGTGTTGGAGATTTCCTAGCAACGGCTATTGGTTCAATTGTTCCAACAAACCCCTACACCCTGTACCTTGCTTTTAGACCTTATCTCCATGCGTCATATCAAACTGCACTTATGGATAGTAATGATCTAACACGTCCAGGTCTTTACGGTGATACAACAAATACTTTCTTTAATAGCTTTGGTGGTTCATTTGTCTGGCCTGTAAATGCAGCGGATGGTGTTGCTGTTGTGTATGCATTTGTTGTTGCTCCTAATCCTAACGGTGCTTTCTACAGAAATGGTACATTAGTTGTTTCAGCTAATCACTCTTCATGGGGCTTACAGTTTGGATTAAAGACAGGTAAGACGGCCGCTCAAGAAATTTGGCGCTCATTCTTTACTAGCTATTTTGAAATCCTTGCCTACGCTGGTGCTCATACTACTACACAGCGTCAACAAGTTGAAGCTTACCTTAAGTCGAAGTGGGGAACTCCATGACTGTAACTGTCGAAACACTATCTCAGACAGATGGTTGGAAAGTGTTTCCGACCGAACTGGAAGCTTTAGATTATTGTGATTTAACATGGGCAGCTATTCTTTCTATTATGCCTGATGAGCGTATTCCATCTGAGGTTGCTGCATTGGTTGTAGCCTTTCTTGTAACTCTGAATAACGTTGGTGGCGATGTTCGTGCCGTTCCAGGAGATGTTATTAAGTCCGTTTCTGTTGTACCATTTTTAGGTCTAGATCACAACGGTGATGTGGCCTATGGTGGTGGAGAATCAAGAAAATGGGCTATTCCTATGATAACTGCGGATGGACAATGGGCTGTACCTTGTTTGGCAGGATTTGATACTGGTGGTCCTGCTCCCGAATTCCCACAACCACCTCCCCCACAAACTCCTGCGTCATGAGTAATTACTACGATCCAGGTACTGGAGACTACTTAGTAGTCGATGGAATGATTGTTGAGAGAGACGCTCTTCGTATCGCTGAACGTCTTAAGGAGTATGATCCAAATATAGAGATTATGTGTCTAGATTCAGATATCAACTACCATGACCTTTCAGATGCACCCTTCGTTATCTGTTGTCGTCGTGAAGATGGAACCCTGTACAAAATCTTTGAAACGTGGGAACTAGATGAGAGACTTCTCGAAAGAATTGCTATGGCAGATAGGAATCGTATCAACTTGCTTGACCGGGTTGTTGATCTTGAACAAGCTAAGCAGAAGGCACTCCAAGACCGCTATCAAGAAAAGCACCTTGAAAACACGGACAAATTCACACACGCCCTCAGATCGCCGAAACACACTTACACCCTGCACAACTCAGAGGAAGAGCTTGTCAGAATTCACTCCGATAAGCCATCGACTCGGGTAAGTTCAGAAAAAACCATTACGTTTGGAGAGAAGAAATCTAATGGCCGCTCACGTATTTAACATCGCTCTTGGAAAGGTTGTTCAGTATCATATTCGAGCTAAGCTCGGGGACTCAGCCTTTCCTGGTAACTGCCTTTGTATGGCTGTTCTAGCAGCGGCAGGTCTTGAATCTGATGCTATCCTTCTTGATAAGGATTGGTTGGGCGATGTAGTGGCTGGAACTACAAACTTAGCTACAAACGCTACAGTTAAAGCTATTACAGCTGCGTCATTAACTACTGCTGCTCCGGATAACACTCTTGATGTGTTTAATGTAGATATGGCAGACGTTGCCTTTGGAACGGTTAACGCTGGTGACACTTGGGCTAAGATTCTTATTTGTTGGAGTCCTGATGGAACTATGGCTCTTCTAGGTGGAATCGTGCCTATGACTATGCACGATGTAAACATTGTTCCAGACGGATCTACCATCACAATTCAAATTCCGGCTGCTGGGTATTATCAGGCCGGTCAGTGTTAAGGAGACGAACTAGTGGCTTCAACCGTATTTAATATCGCTAAGGGTCGAGTTGCTGCATTGCATGACCAGGCTCACCAGGGCGTTCCTTGTTTTGTCATGGCTGCTCTCTCAGTTACAGGTCTAGAAACAGATAACGTTCTTATTGATAAAGTTACTCTAGCTGATGTAGTTCTAGGAACTACAAACTTTGCTGCTAATACGGCAGTCCAAGTTATTCCAACATTGATTCCTGCTTCACCAGATGATACAAATAACTGGATTAGAACTGATATACAAGATGTAAACTTTGGTGTTGTTACTGCTGGTGACCCTTGGGCTAAGGTTGTTATTGGTTATAATCCTGATCCTGCAACAGCCGCAACTAACCATGCTGCAACGATTCCTCTTACTCTCCATGATATCGCTATTACTCCTGATGGTTCAACTATTCAGCAAGCTCTTGAACAAGATACAGCTAGGGCTATAGCTAACCCCAAAGTTGTATCAATTCAACAAGCTTTTGAGAAGGACGTAGCAGGCGATGTAGTTGGTCAGTATACTAAGACTCCAAAGTTTCTTCTTATAACTCAGGTCTTAGAGAAGAATCAAGCTTCAAACGTAAATAAATACATCTTCCCTCCTACCATAGTTCCAATTCAACAAGCGTTTGAGAAGGAAGTAAGTCTTGATCTAACTGCATTACTAACACTAACTCCCAAGTTTGTTTTAATTAGTCAGACGCTTGAAAAAGAAGTAGCTCAGAACGCAACACCATCAAAGGTTGCTTTAGTAGTTCAAGCCTTGGAGAAGGATCAAGGTCTTGATGTAGTTAAAGGTACTCCACCTCCCAGGTTCTTTTCAATTGAGCAAGCTCTAGAAAAGAACATTTCTCAGAACGCCACATCTTCAAAAATTGTTCTAGTTCCACAGGCTCTAGAAAAAGATGTAGCTGGTGATGTACGTGTACAGTTCACACAAACCCCAAAGTTCGTTCTTATTTCTCAAGCTCTTGAGAAGGATCAAAGTCTTGATGTAATACGCTATATCTTCCCTCCCAAGATTGTTCCAGTTGTCCAGGCGCTAGAGAAAAATACAACCAGTGACGTTACTGCATTACTAACACTAACTCCTAAGTTTGCTCTAGTTGTTCAGGCTCTAGAAAAAGATTTAGCACAAACTGTAAGTCTTGCTAAAGTTGTTCTAGTAGAACAGGCTCTTGAGAAGGATCAGAGTCTTGATGTAGTTAAGGGTGTTCCTCCTGCTAGATTCTTCCCAATAGAACAAGCTCTTGAAAAGAACGTAGCTCAGAACGTACAACTAGGTAAAAATGTTTTACTTACACAGGCTCTTGAAAGTAACCTTAGTCGTGACGTAGCTGTTCAATTTACACAAACTCCTAAGACTGTTTTAATTACGCAGGCTTTGGAGAAAGATGTCTCTCAGGACGTCGCTCGTTTCATCATCCCTGCTCAGACTGTTCCAATCACACAAGCGTTTGAGAAGAACGTTTCTCAAGATGTAACTGCACAACTTTCTTTAACTCCCAAGAACGTTCTTATCGGGCAAGCGTTTGAGAAGAACGTAGCTCAAAGTGTTAGCTACGCAACAGCCAAACCACTAACTCAGGCTCTAGAGAAGGATCTAAGCTACGACGTAACCCAGTTTATTTTTGTTGCCAAGAACGTTCTTATAGAACAGGCCTTTGAAAAAGAAGTTGCTCAGAACGTAACTGTACTCTTCACACAAGTACCCAAGTCTGTTCCGATCACTCAAGCGTTTGAGAAGGATTCTGCTCAAAATCTAGTTTTCCAAAAGCAACAGGGCTACTCTTTAATACAGGCTTTAGAGAAAGAAGTAGCTCAAGATTTAATTCGGTACGTAGCGCCTGTCGTACCTATCGAACAAGCTTTCGAGTTTGATCAAACCTTTAACGTAACTAGAGTTCCTTCTAGAGTTTTCTTAATTGAACAGGCGTTTGAAAAAGAACAAGCTTATAACGTTTTAATCCCTGTTCCTTTTGCAATCACACAGGCGTTTGAAAAGGATCAAGCTAAAGATGTAGTAGGATCTACACAAGCTGCAAAGGTTGTACCACTAACACAAGCGTTAGAGAAAGATCTAGCTCTTGATCTTCTTCAGCCAAGACTTATCCCGATCCAGCAAGCGTTTGAGAAGGATCAAGCTCTTGATCTTCCTTACAAGCTGGCACTACTTCAGCAGGCGTTAGAAAAGGATTTAGCTCAGGATCTAGTCTTTGAGAGATTAAAGTTTGTTCTTCTAGTACAAGCTCTTGAAAAGAACGTAGCTCAAAACCTAGCTAGAATAATAATAAATCAGTTTGTTCTTGAAACTGCTTTTGAACAAGACCTAGCTTTAGATTT